TTTATTTCTTTGTAAATTAATCTTTTGTAAAGGTATATGTTGGCTACTTTCACTATTAACATAGCCATAACCTGATAAAATTTTTGGTGATTGTTTATAATTATCTGGATCAGGTATAAATACTATTGAACCATCATGATTTAATTCCATGGGTTCGTCTTGTAAGTTATCTAGTTCTTCATAAATTCGTGTTACATCTTTTTCATCATTACTAGCGACAAAATAAGAAATTTTTAATTCACGATTATTTAATATTTCTATTTTTATATTTTCCATTTTAAAGCCTTTTGTTGGAATATAATTTACATTTTGTTCTAACCATTTTTTAAATTCTATCATATTTTCTGGTGAATATTTTAAATTAGAAAAACTAATTTTATCTTCTATTTCTGGTGTAACTTTAACTTCAATATTATATCCTATTATTTTATTTGATTGAGATTTGTGTGTTTTAGATTTAGATTGAGATTTGGATAATGTTTTTTTTAAAGTTTGTTTAGATTGAGATTTAGATTTTTTTATTATTTGTTTGCATATTATTTTTTTATAAATAGGAGTTATTTTAGTATCTATAGTTTGAGATTTTTTAAAAGAAACATTAATATAACCATCATCATCTAAATTATTTAATGCGTCAGCAGCATTTTCAGCTTCTTCAATATTAGAATCATTTACATAGAATTCCATATTTAATGTATTGTTATCTTTTTTTTTATAAACATCATTACACATAGCAAAACCCAGTTGTTGTACTTTATATGCTAAATTTATTTGACACCATTTTTTAAAAAGATTAATATTCATTATCGAGGAAGAATAAGAAGCAGAAGACTTAGTTTGTGTATTACTTTGATAAGGGTCATAAAGAGTTAGTTCAACTTTATAACCTTTAACAGGTTTCGGTTTTTTTATTTTTTGTGTTTTTGGTACTTTTTCTTTATTTTTCTTATCTTGTTTTGCTGGTTTTTTTCTGGAGCAAGCTAATATAATATCTTTGCCTGTACATGGATTATTTTTTCGCTTACCGGTAGGTATAATATCTTTTTCATCTAAATTATATTTTTCTTTACATTTATCAAAAAGTTTTTTAACAGTGGGTTTTAATTTACTATAATCAAATTGTGGTTTATTTGGCATATATAATATAAAAAGATTAATTATGTTATAATAATTAAATACTATAATAAATTAAATACTATAATAATTGAGTAAAGAGGCAAAAGATAACCATAAAAAGAGAGGAATTAATAAAATAGATGATTTATCATATGATTTTTTGGATAATTTATTATATGATTGATTGAATGATTTATTGAGTATTAAATATAAAGTAAAAAGTGTGGTAATAATTATATTAATGAATGAATATATTTTAGAATATTTCCAAAAGATAGACCAAGTAGAGAGAAGAATAGTTAAAATAGTGTAATAAAATGAGAGATTTGTTCGTAAATACCATGAATATCCGATTAATATTAATAATATTGGCCAAACAATACCAAAAACGTAAGGTGGAGGTCTAAACCATAAATCTTTGGATGCTTGTTTACTTATAGGATAATAATATGATACAATATAAACGGAAAGCATAGGAATAAATAGATATATTAATTTATTCATTATATAATATGATTATATTTTTAGAAAAGTCTTATATTTATGAAGATAAATATATATTTTAATTTTATTTAATAATTAATAAATAAAATTAAATATTATTTTAATTATCGAATTCTTGTCCTCTATTTCTAGATGGTTTATATGGAACATAATATTCATTATAATTTTTAAGATTTCTTGAAGAAATATATTGTTCATATGTAACACTCGGTTCAGGTTCTTTTTTTACAGGTTCTTGAAGATTTCTGGAAGCAATATATTGTTCATATGTATTACTAGGTTCGGGTTCTTTTTTTACAGGTTCTAGAGTGTTAGCGTAAGATGTATGATATGTAACACTGGATTCGGGTTCTTTTTTTACAGGTTCTTGAATTTGAAATCCATTAAGTCTTGCTCTATATTCGGCATATGTTTCAGCTTTAAAAATAGCGGTTTGTTTTCCTTTTGGGTCATTTGAATCATAATAAGTTGGAAAAGGGTCACGTGTAGCTTCTCCACCGCCAAATCCTTTGCCTTCAGACATATGAATATTATAAAATGTTTTATGATAATTAATAGGTAATAGGAAAGCGTTTGAAAGAGTAATAAATAGAGTAATAAATAATTTTGATAGCATAATATGATAATAATATTAATTATAATCTTTTTAATTTATTTTTTTAAATATTATTTTGTATATAAAAAGAAAATGTATTAAATAAAATATAAAAAATTGATTTAAAAAATTAAATTTAAATTTAATTATATTTATAATAATGTCTATTATCCTATATTCAATGTTTTTCCAATCATTTATTAATATTAATCCTCAATTCAAAAGTTTTAATGATAACTATAGTGTTAAACCAATTATGCAAGTAAGTGAGCAAGTACCAAATAATCAAATTCCAACCGAACTTCACCAATCAAGTGTTCCACATTTTAATGATAAAATAGAGAGTGATAATACAATATTAGTTCAAGGTGGTTCATTAAGAACATGGTCTTATCGTTCTCCAGCAATTGACCAAGTTCAGGTAGTTTTAAGTAGTGACGGAAGACCATTAGATGCTGATATTGAGTTATGGCATGGTCCAGATAATACGCCATTTAAAATGAGAGTATATGTAGAAAATGGGCAAATTAGACCATTTACATCGGTAATTGAAACTCCTCGAGGACCAAATACTATTGCTGTTCGTAATATTGGTCAAATTGAATTTCCTATTTCGGCAACATTATTTACAGAAAATCTAGATAGTCCTTCGAATGAATGTGTATCTGTTTCAAATACAATTCAAGGAGGTGCTTTAAGAACCTATCCATTTGACCCGTCAGTAAAAAGCGTTCAAGTATTTATTAGAACAGATGGAAGACCATTAAATGCGAGAATTGAGCTATTACAAGGTCCAAATAATAATAAAGAGGTTATTGAATTATATACAGAGGATGGATGTGATAGACCATTCTTTTGTATTCTAGAGACACCGGGTTCTGGAAATGTTGTGAGAGTTGTAAATACGGCACCGGTAGAGTTTCCGATGATAGCAGGTGTAATTCCTTATTCTATTGATACGGATATGTATACAAATCGTTTTACTCGTGAAAATGTGATTATTGGGGGAGATGTTGGGTGGTAAATAATAAATAATATTTTTAAAATTAAATTTATATTTTTTTAATTTTGAAAAGTGTTTGAGAGAAAGGGAAACTTTAAAGCAATGAGTAAAAAAGAAAAAAAAATTTAAATTGATACAAAAAGAAGAAGACCAACAAAAAGAAGATAAATAGGTTCTTTAATTTTATTTAGATTTTTACATAAGTAGTAATTGAAATAAAATATCTAGTTATATTATAAAAAATGTATTCTAGTAAAAGTTATGGTGGTCGTAAAATAAAAACACGCAGAAAATTATATAAAAAAAAAGCAACAAGAAGAAGAATATATAGAAAAAAGAATAAAACTTATAGAAAAAAGAATAAAACTTATAGAAAAAAGAATAAAACTTACAAAAAATATAAAGGAGGGGGAGAGGGATATAGATATATAAATATATATAGTAGTAAATTTGGTAGTAATAATTTAGTTACTGATGCAAACTCAAATGAAGGTGTTGATGGTGTCCGACAAATAAATGTAATCTTTATTCGTCATTTGGAGTGTATGCATACAGATGGCTTTGATCGAGAATTATCTGCTAGAGATAAAGTTAATAAAGAAAAGAATAAAGAAAATATAATAAAAAAAAATGAGCTAGAAATAGAAAATAATACACCACTCGTGCATCCTATTGACCCCGATGATCTGAAATACTTGAATAACATTGATATTCCTGAAAATAACGTAACCTTTATTAGCTCTCCATTCTTACGCGCAAAAACAACAGCGGCATACCGATTGGAAAAAAAACAAGAATTGGAAAAAAAACAAGAAATTATACTTGACAACTTTGTATTACCCGAAATAAATTTTAAAATTAACCCGGAGAAAGTGATCGAAGACAAACATCTGGAAAAGCTAGAAAGCGTACAATTTATTGATAGAAATACCGTCCCGGATGCTGTTGAATTAGCGGGTGCGGGCATTAATAAAGATAAAGATCAGGTCTATTTAAATGCGTTTGCAAATAGTATTACAACAGAAACTATCGTTGTGTTTGGTGTATCGCGATGGTTATTAAGAATTTTGGAATTAAATCAAAATGGAAATATATTTGGTGAAAAATATCCTAACTTTGGAAGGGCAGCATTTTTTACGTTGAAATTCGGAAGAGGAGCAGAGAAGGTGCAAGTAGAATTTCCAGAAAAACACCCCTTGAATCAAGATGTTATTAAAAACGGAATAAATTTTTAAAAAAAGAAACAAAAAAACAAACAAAATAAAAAAATTCACTCAAAAATCAGTAGCAAATTAAAATCGCAGAATGCGAAAAGTTAGGAGATCGCATACTTGATTTTAAATGTTCTATAAAGAATTGTGAATGTGTAATTTGTAATAATTGTGTTGTAAATATTTATGATAATCAAAGTGATAACGAGCATTTTAAGTGTCCATTATGTAGACAAATTTGTTATAAAGAATATTTTTCAACGGTAGTTTTGGGTATGGAATTAAAAAATAAAATGGAAGAAAAGAAGCAAAAATTGATTTGGAGAGTAGATTTTTTAAAAGAAGAGAGAGATATAATTAATAGAGAACTTTTATACTTAGAAAGATTAATTAATTTTAGAATATTTAACTATATTAAATTATTTTTAGAATATTTAATTATATTAAATTATTTTTAGAATATATAACTATTATGTTTAGTAAGGCAGATAGATTGAGCATACCCTCTGCCCACCCGATGGTCCAGTACCCAAAACCGGAGCACCCGGGGCTCCCGCAGGTGAGGGTAAGGCCAAGGTCAAGACAAAAATTTATGAAAATTTCAATAGAAAAGCCATCACCAGAACAACTACACCCGCCACCTGCGTCTGCGTTCGATGACCCGTACGGGAAACTGCTCAATGAATTACAAGCTACCTCTGATTTGGTTTCAGATACTGCTACCGAGATAGTTTATCATTGTGTTAAACTTATTGAAGAAGATAAAAAATTAGGTTCAATAGATATATTAGCGAAATTAATTAAGGATAATACGATAAAGAAAATTATAATAGTGCTCCCTCCTTATAATAAAGAAATACTTCAGCCTAAAAAAAACCCTAAAAAAAACAATGCAGTCTCCTCCGAAATATCAGCATTAAATACTATAATTAACAACGCGGTGTATAATAAGAATAAAATTATTGTAGCAAATTCACAAACTTCTCCTGGTACAACTAAATTACTTAGACAACTTCTATTTGATACATATTTAACTAAAGATATAATAAAAGTAAATCCTTATCAGGAAGTATTTGAACAAAAAAATGATAAATATTTTCTTGAATATGGTAAAACAGATAAACAACTGGCTAATATTCTCTTTAATGGATTAGAAGGAAATTTAAATGACAAAACTAAGAAATTATTAAACACATTAGTAAAAAATAGTAAAGATAGTTTTATAATCGATTTGCGTAATTTTTATAATAAGTTTGGAGCGTTCATTAAAATAATGATTGAAGAGGCCAAAACCTACGACGACCCACAGGCCTTTGCAAAATATTTTGAGAGCGAAATAACGAATTTTTTTAATGAATATAAAGAGCCTTCTCAACAATATTCAAATTATGAAGATTTAATACGTAATATAGGATATTTTACAACAACATTATTTGGATTTATAAAATATAAGTCCATTGCAACTATTCCCGATCAGGAACAAAAAAACGCAATTATTTATATGTCTGTTTTGATGGGCGTTCCTCCAGGTGAATACCATAAAGCAGCGCCTGATTTAGTAGAAAATAATGATATTGCGAACTGGCAAAAAATAACTTCAGATATTAAAGTAAATACGGAAAAACAATCAAAATTACGTAACTACATGACTCAAATGTCAAACTCATATTTTTATAATAATTTTTTTGAACGATATATGGATACGGTGTCCGACGGTGATTTCAAAGATAAAAAGGAAAAAATAAATATGGAAGAATTGGATGACGATAACAAAAAATTATTAATGTATGATTCGATGATAGCTCATACTAGATGGTTACAAAAATTATTAAATGTAAACGATTTTGGTTCTGTGTCTGATATTTCAACATTATTTAAATATTTATATTGTAGTCTTAATAATATTCCAGATATGGAAACCACTTTACCTTGGGAACGTGGCGGTCCAGAAGCTGATTGCGTTATTTTAGAAACATTTGGAAGTTATTTAATGAGTAATATCGGCCCCGCTCTAGAAAATTATTTACCTACAATTTTAATTAATGATTGTGAAGGCGATGATTTTGCAACTACAATAGTTTTAGGTAAATTAGCTAATAAAATATTAAATAAAAAATTAAAGCTGTTAACTTTTATGTCACAAAAAGCCAGGGACGGTAGTGAAAAAATTGTAGCTAAGAATCACCCGCGTAATGGTATGGCATTCGTGAAATTTAGTCAAGAAGTCCTCGAGAACTATAACAAATATTTCACTACTTTTGAAGGGAACAATCTTTTCGAGCCATATAAAACATCTTTTACAAAAATTAAAACTAATGAAACAATTGATATTGATAGTCTAACTTACGTTTCAGATGCTTTGGATAATTTAAATCAACAATATATGTTATTTGGTGGAAATGAATCAAACAATTATGAAGCGTGTATGCGAAGCTTAATGCTTGATGTAAATAAAATGCAGATTGCGGGTAAAAAATCTACAAAAAGAAGAAGACATACAAAAAAGAGAAGATCAACAAAAAAGAAGAAAACCAACAAAAAGAAGAAGACATACAAAAAAAAGAAAACCAACAAAAAGAAGAAGACATACAAAAAGAAGATGAGTTAATTCTTTAATTTTATTTAAATTATTACATAAATAAAATTAAAAATATAAATAGATTTGAATAATTGTGAGAGAAAATCTAACTTCGTTCAATAATCTCTCAAAATATGTGAAATAAATATAAGTTTTCAATATCTAATCTCAAGTCTGAAATAAATTCTAACCGAAATTAGTGTGACCATAAATAAAAATTTTCAAAATATTTGTTATGTATTAAGATAATAAATAATTTCAAAGCATAAAAAACAATTATATTATTTTTTGTTAAATATTTTTACTATAAATTATATTTTTTATTATGTAAAATGGTGAGAAATAATTTTAAATTAATTTTTGAGAGAAATATAACCGAAAAACATTTAAAAATAATTTTATAAATAATATAATGACTACTTGTAGTATATGTTATAATGAATTTTATGATGAAGATGATAAAGATAAAGATTATTATGATGACGAATTAGATATAAATCTTAGTCTTGAATGTGAAACAGAAAATTGTGAATGTATAATTTGTCATAAATGTGAAATGAAATTATTAAGTGACCCAAAAATAGATGATGAGTATATAAAATGTCCTATGTGTAGACAAACTTACTGGAAACATTATTTTAATACAATGGTATTACAAGATATAAGATTTGAATGGCGTGAGAAAAGAAAAAAAAATTTAAATTGGACAATAAAATATTTAAGAGAAGAAAAAGAGAGAATAGATAAAGAACTTCAGGAATCATTAGAAAAATTAGCAATTTATGATTAAAATAAGTGTCGCATTCTAAAAATTTAATAAATATTTAGAATACGATTTAGAGAGAATATATTAATTAATAATAATAATAATGGTTTTACAAATTACGGATAAGAGAATTCTCTCTTTTTTTCAACAGCGTCCAGATATGGATTTTGAAGCAACTATTTTAAAATTTATAGATATAATGGAGAATTTACAAGAAAATATGAATAAAACATTAACAAATACTACAGTAACAGAAATTTTAGATTCTATTAAGTGTTTAAGAAATGATAATAAGAGTATTCTCTCGGCTGCTATGGTGGAAGTGAAGAGAGGATTAAATGAAGATATAAGAATGATTTTATCGAATAGTGTA